CTTCTCAAGAACATCAGATTCACTTGCTAACTCTTCGAGAGTGCTTTCACAGACATGGGCAGAATTCAAAGGAAAGCTTTCTGAAGGGCTCACACCAGTTTTGGCAAATATATGCGGATTCTTAAACGGAATACTAAATATCATGAAAGATAGTAAACCCGCAACAGAAATTTTGAGTGGTGCATTTATGACGTTGGCGGGTTCAATAACGGCTTGTTCGGTTGCTTCTAGGCTTCTCGGAAAATCACTCAATTTTACAAAAACTCTTGGCATTGTCGGATTACTCGTTATGGCTTTCAAAGGGTTAAAACTTTGGATGGATGCGTGGGGACTTTCATTTGCCGATGTAGTCGGAACTTTCAATGTCGGTGCGACCATGATAGGAGTATTCTTCAGAAATCTCGGTGCAGATATAGGTAACGTTGCTATGGGCATATGGGGAGCAATGGGGACATGTGCTGAAAATATGAAGATAATTTTTTTCAATGTTGTAAAAAGTATACAAGCTTTCTTTTACGACCTTGCTGGCGTCACCATGAATGTTCTCGGTGGCATTGCTGAAGGATTGAGTTACCTTCCGTTCGTTGAACTTGATTATGAAGGTCTTTATGCATCGGCTCAAAAATTTTCCAATGAAGCGCAAGCAAAACGTGATAGCAGAGAAGAAACAAAGAGCTTAAACGATGCTTTCAACGAAGGTTTAAACACCTTTTCGCGCGTATCTTACGAAGAAGCCGCGATTGATGCATGGGATAAGGCACATGATTGGTTTGGAACAAAAGCCGACAAAACCGACAGCGATTATGATGACCCTACACTTGATGGTATTAGTTTTAATACTGACGAAATCGTAGACAACACAAAGAAAACAATTGACATTTCATCCGAGAATTTGAGATATTTACGCGATATTGCCGAACAAGAAGTTATAAATAGATTTACAACAGCGGAAATTAAAATCGATATGACGAATAATAATTCAATTTCTAACACAACGGATATTGATGGCTTGCTGATAAACTTCAATGAAGGTTTAAATGATGCAATGGCAAGAGCAATTGCAATTTAAGGAGATAAAAAATGTATCGTCTTTATTTAGGTGGGGAGTTATTCCCCACCACACCCGCTAAAATAACACAAAAGGTTAAAAATCAGAATAAGACCTACAACTTGATTAATGGGATTGAAACAAGTATAATTAAAGATAGTGGATTAAGTGAAATAGATTTCGAAATCACTTTACCGTCACAAGCTTCATCAGATTATCAGGGCGCATTATATTACCTTGATTTGTTAAGAAGGTTTAAAACAGAAAAGCTACCAATCCAGTTTAAGCTTATTCGACAACTTCCGAACGAAAAGAAATTGTTTTCTACAGCTATGAACGTAACTCTAGAAGAATATACCGTAAAAGAAGAACAACAGCAAGGTTTTGCAAGTATAGTTTCTATTTCGCTAAAACAATATAACGGTTTGTTGAGGACAAAACAAGACATGATTAAAAATGCTTCACAAATCTTTTTAAAAACGATTAGAAGCACGGATACCCCGCAAATTCAAAAAACATCAAAAAAGACAAGTAAAACATATACAACTCAAGAAGGTGAAACATTTTTGAGCATAAGCAAAGCTGTTTACGGAACAACGGAAAAGGTTAAAGAATTGAAAGAAAAAAACAGCAAAGTTGTGAAAACTTCGGGTGGAAGATTGAAAGCGGGAACACAAATAGAATTAATAAAGTATGAACTAAATTAAAGGAGTGCCACACATGATACGTATTTTGATTGAACATGGTGAAAAAATCTATGAGCCAATGGTTTTAGATGGTGCTGAACTTTCACTCGAAAGGCGAGGAGTGTGTGGCAAACTTTCTTTTAGAATACTAAAGACAAAGGACATGGACTTGTCATGTGGTGATTGTGTTAGATTGATTTCCGATAAAGCCAATGTCTTTTATGGTTTTGTTTTTACCATGAAAACAACGGAAAAAGACGAAATCGAGATTGTAGCATACGACCAACTTCGTTATTTAAAGAATCAAGACACATATTGCTACACGGATACAGCTTCAAATTTGATTAAGAAGATAGCTAAAGACTTTCAGCTTAATGTCGGCGAAATCGAAGACACTAAATACACTATTCCATATCGTATAGAAGATGGCTCAAGCTTGTTCGATATCATACAAGAAGCACTTGACATAACACTTGAAAATACTGGGAATATGTATGTTTTATATGATTCATTTGGAAAACTTACATTGAAAAACATTAGTGATTTAAAGGTTGAAAGCATAGTAAAGGAAGATACAGCACAGAGTTATGAATACACCATCGACATTGACAAAACCACAGCGAACAAGGTCACACTTTACTTCGACAATGAAGCAACAGGGCAACGTGATATATTTATATCCCAAAGCGGAGAAAACATCAATCGTTGGGGAGTGCTTCAACGATACGAATCAATTGAAGCGGGAGAAAACGGAAGAGATAAAGCAAACAAACTATTGCAAATCTATAATAAAGAAAGTCGTAGTTTGCATGTTAACAATGTTACTGGCAATATTGCTGTTATTGGCGGTTCGCTCATTCCTTGCGTACTTAATTTAGATAATAATACTCAAATAAATTCATACATGATGGTTGAATCTGTTAAGCACATTTTCAAGGATGGCTCACATTTTATGGATTTAACCCTGAAAGGAAGTATTATAAATGAGTGAATACACCGTTCTTCTTGAAACAATTAAAAAGATATGCACGAATTTGCTTAACGCTCGAAAGTTATCAGATATAGTTGTCGGAAAAGTTACAAGTATTTCTCCATTGAGAATTAGCATAAATTCAAAAATGGTTTTAAGTAAAGAAAATATTATTATTTGTTCGGCTTGCCAGTATCTTGAAATTGGAGATACAGTTGCCTTGATTCGTGGCGATGGCGGACAAAGATTTTTACTAATTGACAAGGTGGTGTCAAATGTTACCAGTAACTACAACTAATAGTCCTATAATTGAAGATGTAACATATAAAACGTTACAACATAAAATGATTGCAAAGGATTTAAGAATTAATGGAATGTGCGATGATGCCGAAGCACTCCGACAGAGCATATATAAAATCTTAATGACAGAGCGATATAAATATCCCGCGTATTCATGGGATTATGGAATTTATCTTGATGATTTAATCGGTGGAGATGTTCAGTATGCCGAAACTGAAATCGAATCTCGAATTAGAGATGCTTTGTCGAACGATGATAGAATAAAAGATATAACAAATTTTGATATTACTCGCCAAAAAGGTGAAATAATGGCTAGGTTTACGGTTGTTTCGATATATGGCGAAATTCAAATAGAAAGAGGTTTCGATTTATGATAAAAACCTACGAAGTTATTATGTCTGAATTGCTTTCTCGCGTATCTGACAATTTAGATAAGAGAGAAGGTTCAATAATTTATGATGCGCTTTCACCTTGCGCAATGGAAATTGCTGAAGTATATCAAGAATTGGAAGAATTACAAGCTGAGTGCTATGGAGATACGGCAAGCTTGGAGTATCTGACGATAATAGCGGGCGAAAGAGGAATTACACGAAGAAGCGCGACAAATTCGTACGTAAGAGTAACACACACAGATTCGCTTGGGTATAACACTTTCAGAAATAAACGTTTTAGTGGTGGAGAAAACACATACATATGCGTTGATTATGACGGAAGTATTTTAAACCCATCCTATTTAATATTAAAGTGTGAACAAGCGGGAACACAAGGAAATATTTATCAAAGCATTTTTGAACCAATTGATTTTATATCGGGCATTGGAACAATCGAATATTATAATTTCAGAACACTCGGAAGTGATATTGAAACGATAGAAGATTTCCGAAAAAGATATCTTGATTCATTTAATGCTCTTGCTTTCGGTGGAAATAAAAAAGACTATCACGAAAAATGCATAACGTTCGGTGGTGTGGGCGGTGCGAAAATATCTAACGCAGGTGCGGGCGCAGTGTCTATCTACGCACAAAACAATACATCTTATGGGGTTCTTCCTTCATCGATAATAAATTCACTTCAAGCTTATTTTTACGATGCTGTCGGTGGTGGAATTGCTCCAATTGGACACGTTGTAACGGTAAATAGTGTAACCGCTCAAAATCTCACTCCTAAAATTCAACTTGTATATGAAAGTGGATATAGTTGGGCAAATGTCGGTGGTGCTGTACAAGATATTTTTAACGATTACGCGCTTGAATTGAACAAGTTGTGGGATTCACAAGACCACTTAATTATGCGTGTCAATACACTCATTGGTAGAATAATCGAGATTGAAGGTATTGTAGATGTAACATCAATTAAGCTTCAAAGCACAGCGGGAGCAAATTGCGAATTGACGACAAATCAAGTCTTCGGAACAATTACAGTATCAGAAGGTGCATGATGGATTTAAGACCTATAGAAATGGGCAAGTATTTGCCCGAATTCCTTAAAGAATATGAAGAAATAAACCAAATACTTGAAACAGAAAACGAGCAATTTACTATATTACAAGGCAATTTGAAAGAAGCTGTTGACAATCGTTATTGGTCAACAGCGGATATTGTTGGAGTTGAACGGTTCGAGAAAATGCTCGGAATCAAGAAAAATTCTGATGGAATCTTATCACGTAAATACCGAATACAAACAAGATGGAGAAGAAGTATTCCGTACAATATGCAATATCTCGACAAGCAATTACAAGACATTTGCGGTTTAGGTAATTACGAAATAATATTAGATGCTCCGAATCTTACCCTTACGGTTAGAGTGGGTTTGGGTGTTGGTATTGTTTTTGATGAGGTAAAGAAGCTTGTTGAGGATACGGTTCCCGCGAATCTTGTTTTGAATGTTGAAATGGCATATAATAAGTATAGTGACCTTGAAACAAAAACACACAATTGGCTGTCAAGCTATACGCATGAACAATTACGAAGTGAGGACATCTTTTAATGGCAACATATACATCACATTATAATTTAAAAAAACCCGCGTCATCCGATGTATATAGTATATCGGACATGAACGGTAATTCAGATACCATTGATACAACTATGTATAACACAGCTACCGCGGTAAGCACAGCGAAGAAAAAACAGAACGTTGTTCTCACAAATTGCGTCATGGGAAGTAAGGCATCTTCTTCAAAATATAGCGGTTACGGTTATCGTTATTCATACAGTATACCATCGAACAAGGTTGATTCCGCATATAATTACGTCCCTATTGTTACACTCGGTTTAACTGATGCTCTGGGCGGAAAAATTTGCCCCATAGCTGATTATGATTACAACAGCGGTTCGCCAAAAGTATATATATACTCAAAAGATAGTGTAACTTCATACACAGCATTGACGATTACTCTCGTAGGAATGGATGCAAGCACATGATATACAGCGGAATAACAAATTTAAGTGGTAAAAATATTAACGGGGTTGCGATGATTCATGTCATAACCCCGTATGCTTCTTCGGAAGTAACTTGCTCAAATGTTGAGGAAACCAAAACTGGCATAACCGATGCAAACGGCATATGCGATTTTGTGGTGACCGAAACTGGCTACTATACCATAGAGTTTGAAACCGATGAAGATTTAGTAGAAGTTACAGGATTCAACAAATGTTATCACAGCGAATTTGCATAAGGAGAAAAGATGATACAAGGAAAAACAAATAGTGTAGTTGGTGGCACGGCGCATTACACGATAATCCACGCACATGTTCCTGACGGTGACGGATGGATTTGCAAATTCGTGAACGGAAGTACAACGCACGAGGTGACCGTTTCTAACGAAGAAGCATTTTGGGATACAAATTTAGCTGTTGGTCAAACTTGGACAATTTCAATTAAAAATCATTCCGAGATTCCGTCACAAACCGTAACGATAACAGCCATTGACAAAGCATACGAAGTTATTCTTGAAGTACCAATGCTAACGATAAATCTATCCTTAAAAGGTGCTAAAGGAGATGTTATTA